TTCTATCATCAGGGTCAAGTTTTAACATATTAATAATATCATTTTGATATTTATACATTTTATCAACTGATAAAATATTTAAGGGTTTAGGAACCCTTGTATTACTTATGTAATCCCCTTCTTTGGAACAATATTCTATATTCTGTTTCTCAGTGCCTCTACATTTAGCAATATGTAGACGATTGTTAATTTTTTTGAGAGCAGTAAAGCGTATCTTATTAGCAAAATTACAGTAGCATTGTAAATGCGGTGTTCCTGCTGGTGATAATATGATATCTTCATATTTAAGTTCACCATTCTCTTTTCCAATGATATATATATTGGAACTATTGGAACTAAAAAAAGCAATTAATTCATTATATTCTTTTTCAGTATAGTTATTCAGAGTAAAACAATATCGTTTTTTTGCTGAATCTTGTTTAGGAGGGGGTTTAGTATTACCCCCCTCCTTGGAACTATTGGAACTATTGGAACTCATATAATCTTAACCAAGATTTTAATTATTTTAACATTTATTTAAAATTACCGATAAAATGCCTAAAACAACAGGGATTTTCAACATCCATTTAAAAACACCGATTTTTAAACAAATTTTTATCTATGCTATAATATAAAATGCCGAAGAAATACAACAAAAAAGCAAATCCAAAAAATATGAAAAAAACAACTAGGAGAGGAGCATATGCTCCAAAACAAAAAAAGCAAATGACTATCAGGCGCGCCCCTCTTGTAGAATGTAAAAAGGATGAGAGGTTTGAATGGAATGGAGAAACCGGATATAATATAGGACCAGGCGATGTATGGCCTGATTATCTACAATTCCACGATTTAGCAATTGGTGACACCGCAGTCGGTGGTAACGCAAATCATAACATAAGTGATATACCGGAGACTTGGTTATACCGCTCTCAGGGATTTAAACAAAATGAAATGGTAGGAGATAGTGTATTTATAAAATACCTTAAAATGAAAATGGAAATAAAACTCCCAGAAAATGACAACCTTATACATTTTCCACAATGTCAAATGTTCTTAATTCACGGATTCGTTAAAAAAACTATATCAGCAAATGAATTTACTACACCCACATTAACTGACATTACGCGAGAGAATATGGTAGATATTGTCAGTGCACAATTAGACGAGTATTTCAATGATAGTAATGAACCACTTCGCTTTCAACCTAAGGGAAGTATAAATAGTCCCTTAAAAATATTAGGTAGACAGGAGATTAAATGGAATAAAAATAAATCCATATTACCTGACCCTGTAAGAACAAGACAAGCAGATTTAACTATTGAGCAGTTTGGATCATTGCCAACAAAAACCGTCTCGTGCGAATGGCCAATGATGAGGAAACAAAAATATGTTCCTGCACCTGCTTTACTCAATCCAAATGGGACAGTTGGAACTCGTCCGGCGAATTTCTTTGCCAACGAAATAAACCCCGATGAAGGTATTCCTTTTTGGTGTATATATATGCCTGGTGGCGAAAATATTATATATTCAGTTAACGCAAACAGAATCCAATATAGATATAACGAAGTCTGTTATTATACAGATTCTTAATAGCAACCCCTCATTAAAAACATTCGTTTTTTGAAACTCTCTTTTTTAATTTGAAAAAAGAAGTGGGAAGAGTGGAACGACCCCGTAGGGGTCAAACCATTGTTTTTTTATTAAAAAATAATGTTAAGGAAAATTAATTTTATTCTTTGACTAAATTAGTTCATTTTCTATTAATTTATTATTGACAATATAATAATTCTTAAACCTGTCTCTATCAATGTTAGTTTTAGACAGATCAGGTTCTTTATTCGCCATCACTAATACGTGAGGCGGATTGAATATACACATCCCATTCGTCTCGGTTCCGAAATTGGAACTGAATAGTCCATCTTTGATTGACTCAATGGTGCTGAATAATTCGTGCTTTTGATACTCGCTTTCATCAGCAGTCAGATTAAACACATAAACATCAACATCGTCTTTTGTTTTATGTATCTGACTTTGTGCGTGTTTTTGACTTGTAGGTAAAATACACCCAAACATCTTGGCGCAAATATATCTTAATAATTGCGTCTTGCCGATATTCTTATCGCCTTGACACCAAATAATACTTCTATCATCAGGGTCAAGTTTTAACATATTAATAATATCATTTTGATATTTATACATTTTATCAACTGATAAAATATTTAAGGGTTTAGGAACCCTTGTATTACTTATGTAATCCCCTTCTTTGGA